TTATCCGAACACTCGCAGTCAATGAATTCGTTGCAGGGCCTGATTGTCATGGGACAACGCTTTCTGTGACGATGCCCTCGAATGGGGCCTTATCCCGTGGCAATGCGTGAACCAGTATGCCCCTGATTCGGCAGTACCCCTTGATGAAGATACGCATTTGGAACTGGTACCCAATGTTGATGGGGCGATTGTTCCCATGCCCAGCATGAACGGGAGGATTTGGTAGAGTCATCGTTGCTCGATACCCCGGACAGAATGTGTCCTCTGGGTAGCAGACTGGATCACTGGCTAGTTCGCACGAATTGCGAGCATTGCATTCCTCCCACTCAAACCAGTCGTACCAACATGGGTCCTGATCCACCCTGAACTGCACCTTGAATTCCACCTTCCCAATCAACCGATCAATCCATATTTCAGCAGAGTCCAGCTTCTTCAGACTGAACTGAGTCCCCCATGTGTAGGCAGGGGTTTCTATGTACCACTGAATGCGCCTGTCATCCTCGTCAAAAGAATCCTGCTGAGTCAGTTCCCACAGTTCAATGTCCCCCAGAGTCGGTGGGTTCTGAGAAACGATTGCTGCGAAAGCTCGTTCCAGTCCACCAAAGTCAGCAGACCACATCTGAAGAATCTGCAACCCCTCAGACATCCCTTCCCACACTGGAGACAGCTTGCTTCCTAAGTTGCTGATCAAGTCAAAATCAAGGGCAACAATTCCCTGATGAATTACACCAGCAGCAGTCTGCTTTGGGAGAACAGACTGAAGCATCCGGTTGTTGAAATTGATCCCGGTTCCGAATCTTGAAAGCGAACGATCATTGAATTGAAGTACTCTGTTCAATTCACGACTGATTGCTGACTGTCCCCACTGTTGGTAATCACGAACTGCAATCAAGAGAGACCTTACCCCATCAATCGACTGGTAGAACAAATCTCCGTTAACAGGAGCAACAGAACGATCAGATGTCACACCGAACTGTCTTTGTACAATACGCTGAAGCGGTTCGGTAAGTAATATCCAATCTGATCTTTTGGCTGGTACGTTAAGTGTATAGATGGCCCTGCGTGTGGAGATGTACAGTTGTCCTTCCCCAAGCTGGGTGTCCATGTTTGCCGTATGGTCAAGCGAACGAATATTCCCAGCAACCGTAGGGACAATGAAGTTCCCACCACCAGCCAAGTACGTGTTCTCAGAAGAATGCAGGATCGCATCTCTTTTCTGATATGGGGCAGTTCCTGAAGGACCGAATACGATGTCACCAGCCATGTACTCCCGACCAAACGCAACCCACATACGCCCCATGAAGTAATCCATGGGCTGACCGATGGGCAGGTACGGTGGGGCACCACCCATTGCACTGATCAAACGTTGCTGAACTCCATCCCAAACCCGTGGTTCAGACACACCATCCTGAGTGATTAGGAACTGTTCCCCCTGCCTGATCCAGTGTTGTACTTCGTTCGCGGGCATGGCTGGGCCAGTCACATCGTGAACACTGTTGTCTGTATCCACCCTGATCTGGTAGGTTCGCCCTGAAATGTCCACCATCAGGTATGGGAACGCGAAATCAGGCTCGTAAATCTGCCCTCCCTGAAACAATCCAGGGGCACTCTTGATCTTGGTTAATCGCTTCCAGCCCGCCCTTGGGGATATGCCCCCACCCCGCATGGTTGCGTTGGTTGCCCATGATAATTCGTTGCGAGCAAGCCCCTGTGGATTAGACTGAGAAGCAATCGTTGGAATGCGCCCACTGTCAATTCCACCCTCGAACGTGGTAGACCCGTCTGTGACACGGGTTCCGTTGGTGGCTTGGGCCATAATCAGTAAAGTTTACCGTTAACGGAACACAGACTACCCCCGGCATGAGCGAAAATCCAGCGAATCCGAACGATCCCGCAGTGCCACGTTTCAGCGGGCCAAAACGGAATCCGAAAGCGAAGAAGGATTTGTACGGACTTTCATTTCCTCCAGTCATGGACGCCATCGCCATAGAGATGCACATGATTTCCAAGGGGAGCCAGTGGAAGGGGAAGCAGGGACAGACGATTGGGATGGGGGCCTTTTTCCACTACCGTAGGCTCCAGCAGCTTTTGTGGCCCAAGGATGTTCACCACAGGTGGAGCGATTTGATGCTGGAAGAGATTCTGAAGAACACAATTACGGCTATCATGGGACCGAAGGATAGCGGCAAAACTCACGTTGCTCTTACCCGTTATGCCCTGACTGACTACTTTTGCCATCCACAAGACACGTTAATCATGGTGTCCTCTACAGATGTACGCGGGCTTGAGCTTCGTGTATGGGGCGACATGAAGACAATGTTTAATCAGGCCAAGGCTCGCTATCCATCGCTACCGGGGCATTTGATTGATAGCAAACATGCCGTTGCCACAGACAATTTGATCGAAGACGGAACTCGTGATCTTAGACGTGGAATTATTTGCCTGCCCACAATGTCTTCTGGTGGTTCGTGGCAGGGATTGGGAAAGTACGTTGGAATTAAGCAGAAGAGAAGGAGATTATTAGCAGACGAGTGCGCATTAATGCGTACCGGATTCCTTGATGCTCTGTCGAATCTAAACTCAGGGAATCAAGAAGGCAACGAATTTAAGGGGGTATTCGTGGGGAATCCTTTAGGCATCGGGGACCCCCTAGACCGCATTGCAGAGCCTAAAAACGGGTGGGGAACAGAGGGCGAAATCAAGAAGACATCTGTTTGGGACAACCGCTTTGAGAAGGGCCGAACGATCAATCTTGTTGGTACAGACAGTCCGAATTTTGACTACCCGCCAGACGAACCAGTCAAGTTCCCTTGGATGATTTCAAGGAAAAGTATCGAGTCCGTATCGAACTTTTACGGCAAGGATTCTCTCCAGTACTGGTCTCAATGCTTGGGGGTACGCAAAGCCGGAATCAACGGACGCCGCGTCATCACACGAAATATCGCCATCAAATTCAGGGCAATGGACGAAGTTGCGTGGAAGGATGATAGGCAGACGAAAATCTATGCAGTAGATGCGGCGTACGGTGACGTGGGTGGAGACAGATGCGTTGGCGGGTGGGCTTCATTTGGAATGGATGCCAATGGGGACATGATTTTCAACATGAATCCCCACGTGATTATTCCGGTTAAGGCTGGAACAGAGATTCCTCCAGAGGATCAAATCGTTGAATTCGTGCGCGGAGCTTGCATCGAGGCCGGGATTCCTGCTGATCACGTATACTATGACGCCACCGGGCGGGGGTCATTAGGCACCGCATTTTCCCGTGTTTGGTCCCCATTCGTAAATCCCCTTGAATTCGGGGGCAGGGCAACATCCAGACCCGTTTCATCTGAATTGATCCTTATGGACCCAGACACGCGCCAGATGCGTCCCAAGACCTGTCACGAACACTTCTCCAAATTCGTCACAGAATTGTGGTTCATGGTCAGGTACGCAATCGAAGCTGGGCAAGTCAGGGGGTTGACTGAAGACGTACTTGAAGACGGCTACACCCGTGAATGGAAAATGGTTGCCAACAACAAGATTGAGATTGAACGCAAAATCGACACCAAAGAACGCATGGGCCGCTCTCCAGACCTGTTCGATTGGCTGGCCACATTGGTCGAGGGAGCCAGACAAAAGGGCTTCCAGTTACGCTCCCTTGCTGCCCCACAGAAGCCACAGAATGACGATTGGAAGGACACCCTACGAAAGAAGGCGATGGACTTGCACCATGCAGGGGCACTGAACTACTCAGCATGAACAAACGATTTGGCTATTTGGATGGCGTAGAAATTTACCCAGGATACGCCAAAATGAACCCACATAATTGTGCTGTAAAGGAGCGCACGGGAGACGGCGTTCCTGTGGGACCGTGCTGTTTCTACCTTGAGGATGGAACTACATGCCCAAGACATGGAGTGGTAAAACGAAAAGGGCTGCCAGTTCCACCGAACTGACAGCCCATGGACTCTTGGGACTCTGTACGCGAATACCCTAAATTCGCTCTACAATGCCCGTCAAGCGGGTTTTGGGGGTGGGGCGGCAGGATTGAGCATCTCCCGCGTCACAACGCCCGCACGGAACGGATTCAAGAATACATCAGACCGCACAGGAGGGGCGTACATCCAGGAATCCTCACCGAAGAACTCCAGGTAAAAAACGGCTGGCATACAATTGACCAGCGCGTGATTCACTAGACAGGTCAGGATGTATTTGCCATTAGGAGTCTTCTCCACAGGGGCAGGTACGTTGTACGGACTTCCGTGACCATTGATGTAATGAACCAGATTATGGAACAGGTACTTGGGATCAGCCGCGAAATCGAAAACGACATCTGTCACGATTTCTCCAGATTCCTTTTCCAGAATAAACCTGAAGAACCGCTTTAGATCATCTGTGGCTGGCACCCACGGGATTGATTCAGGGGTGAGGATGAAACAATGATCGAACCTCAACTTCCGATCCGGCCCGTTTCCGGTTAAGCTAAATGATCCAGAATCAAAAGCAGGATTTCCCGGTGGACCAGAACGAAGACCGTAATCGTACCCAGCCCCAATCAACTCCCGTTCGTTCGTGAGGATGATTTCACCAACTGGAAGAATTTGTGTGCTCATAATTATTTGCCTATCGTTTCAGCGTGCGTGGGAGAAGTGGGTGGAGTGGGATCAGTCAATGAGGTGGAATTGAACTTCTGGATGAAGCAGGCAACTGTCCATGCCAGATTAACCCCTTCGTGCTTAAGGGCGGCATCGCAAATGGAATTGAATGCCTTCAGTTCGTCTTCGGTGAACTGAACTACTTTTACTTTGGGTGGAAGTTGTGGGGATTGTTTGTCCATAATTTATACAGATCGGCATAGAAGATCAAATTCTGCACCAGATGAATCTTTAACCCTAATGGAGTGGGTTGCAATCAACAATCCAGCCGCAGCAGCAATTCCGAATTTAATAGAGTTACTGATTTCCAAATTACCACTTCCATCATCTAACATTTGGACCGGCGTAGCTCCAACCTGTAATGCTGTCGTTGCTAAAAATGTATTCGCATTAATAGCCCCAGAAGAATCATCAAGTGTGGCTGTTCCGATCTTAATATTAGATGAGAATACAAGTCTTGTTCCGTCATCGGTAATGGTTAATGCATTTGTGTTAAAAGTTAACACATCTCCCATCGCAATGTTTGATGAAAACAACAAATCTGAACCAGTGTCAGTTATTGTAAACCCGCTGCTATTAAACGTCAGAACACTATTAA